TATCTGAAATGGAACAGTCTGGTCAAGTTGACTACGTAGATGACAATGAGCCTAAGAAAGCTCAAGCAGGTTTAGCTTTAGCTTCAGGAACAGGACCAAGTGTAGCTACAACAACTGGTATTGCTCAACAACAACGTATGTATAACCCTGCTTTGGGTATGTATGGCACTGCTACAACACCACAAGCAGCTTCTGCTAAATTTATTAGGTCTCCGGGATTTGTAGACAGAAATAAAGATGGTATTGAGGATAGACTACAACCAAGTATCAATACAGCACAAACAACTGGATTTGTACCTGCAGGAAATATCACACCGGCAGGATTAGCATTAGGACCTGTAACAAATCCTAACCTTGTTGTAGGTGCAGGTAATGTTGGGTCGTATCAGCGAGAACAGAAACCAGTTAGTGATATTACACAACCAGAGCAACAAGTAAAAGAAACCCCTGTAGCACCTACTAGAATTGCACAACAAAATCAACCTACTAGTTCTGGTTCAGATGATAACAATGAAATGGCAGATTTAGGTGGTGCTAGAACAACTATTGGTGGAGTAGATTATGCTATACAATATGATTTCCAAGGTAATGTTATAGGATTAGCTAACGTAGCAGAGTATAATAGAACAGGACAAGTTAACTTTTTTGAACCTAGTAATGAAGTAAAAGGTCTTATAGGAGTGCAAAATGCAGGGCAGAGAGCACTAATGAGAAGTCCTATTCAAGCAGGTGCTGAAGCTTTAGGGTTTTTAAAAGGAGACCCAGAAGCAATAGAACGAGGAAAAGACGCCACAACAACATTAAATAATTTTACTGGTGCTCTCACTAAAACAGAAGAAATGGCTACTACAGATGAAGACGCTGCTGCAGCAGATATTATGGGTGCAGGAACACCTAGAGTGGATGCTCCAAAAGTAAAATCAGATAATTTAATTGATTTAATAACAGAGGCAACTAAAGGTCCTGCTTTAACTGAAGAAGAGCAAGCTGAAAGAGATAAAATACTGCAAGAATATAGAGAAGCAAATATAGATAAAAAATCTCTAGAATCAATAAAAGAAAGACAAAGCCAACGTGAGTCTCCCGAGGATATTATTGTGCCAACGGAAGAACAAGAGCCTAGAAACCGATATGGACAAACTCGTGAAGAAGAAGAAAGAGGAGTTCAACTTGGTTTATCAAGAGGATTTAACCCAGAAACTGTAGCTCCGGGAACAGCAACAAATGCAGCTTTAACTGGAAAAGGATACAGTAAATCAGGTGCTGCACCTAGAGGTTCTCAGTTTAGTGCGACAGGAATATTTAGTTCTGGCAGTGATGATGATGACGATGGTGGAGTTGGAACCTCTGGAGATTTAGGAGGAGCGACAGGTGCAGGTAGAACAGGAGAGGGCACTGAAGGAGTTGAAGGTGTAGGAGGTAAACAAACTGCTAAAGAGACCACAGTAGGTTCTGCATTTGCAGATGATGCAGCTACATCTGACACTGGTGGAGGAAAAATAGTTTGCACAGAAATGTATAGACAAACACAACTTGATGACTGGGCACAAGCTATGAAGATATGGTATGTGTATCAAAGAAAGTACTTGACAAATACACACCAAATAGGTTATCATTGGTTATTCAAACCTTTTGTTAGTGGCATGAAAGTTAATAACGTACTAACAAACATTGGTGCATACTTCGCAAAAGAAAGAACAAAACATCTAAGACATATTTTAACAAAAGGAAAAGCCAAGGACAGTATCGTTGGTAATATCTTTTGTAAAATAATACATCCTATAGTTTATTTAGCAGGATGTGCAATCCGTAAAAAATAGTTATGGATTAGAAACTAGCTACTTATCCCCCAATAATGGCTACGATAACCCTAGGAGAAAAATATGGCTGAAATGGCTGTAAAGCAAGAAATTAAAAAAGAACCTATTAAATACAAAAGAAATGATAATAAGGAAGAAGAAACACTAAATGCTTTAGTTAAAGAAAGAGACGAAGCTCTTGGCAAAGCTAAAGCTGAGGAAGAAGATAAGGCAGAGACCGAATCTCTTGCTCCAGAAGAAAAAACTTTTAAAAAAAGATATGGTGACTTGCGTAGACACTCGCAAGAAAAAGAAAAATCATATCAAGATGAAATATTTAAATTAAAAGAGCAGTTATCGCAGACTGCAAAAAAAGAAATTAATTTACCAAAGTCAGATGAAGAGATAGAGAAATGGTCTCAGGAATATCCTGATGTTGCTAAAATTGTTGAAAGTATTGCAACAAAGAAAGCACAAGAGTTAGATTCATCTCTCGAAGAAAGAATGAAACTTATAGCTGAGAAAGAAGCAAGTGCATCAAGAGCAAGAGCTGAAGCTGAGTTAATGACACTACATCCAGATTTTGAAGATATAAGAAATGACCAACAGTTCCATGATTGGGTTGATACTCAGCCTAGATGGGTACAACAAGCTTTATATGAGAATGAAACAGATTCTAAATCTGCAGCAAGAGCAATAGACTTATATAAAGTTGATATGGGACTAACTGAAATAAAAAAGAAAAAGGCAACAAACTCATCCAAAGAAGCAGCTAAAGCAGTTACAAAAGCAAACAGCTCTACACCTGCTCCTAGTAAAGATGGGCAGGCAAATCAAATAAGAGAGTCTGATGTTGCTAAAATGAAGGGTCAAGAATTTGAAAAGAACGAAGAAGCTATTAAAGAAGCAATACGTAGTGGTAACTTTATTTATGATATAAGTAGACCTTCTGCGTAATTTTTTCTTTACATTTCGTTGTTTTTATGATAAAAAATGTATATAACAACAGCCCGTTTGTTTTTAACGCTACCTGTTTAACATTTTCACGAATTTATACTAATAAAAACTACCTAGTCTGAGTTTGCCCCTCTATGAGGATACCAAATAAAAGCTAGCCTTTTGATTGTGTATGTAACTCGTATTTAACCAACCATTAGCCGAGGAGGAAACTATGGCTTTCAAAACTGCGGCTGGATACGGGAATCTACCTAATGGCAATTTTAGCCCTATTATTTATTCCCAAAAGGTTCAGCAGGCTTTTCGTAAGACCTCTGTTGTAGAGTCAATCACTAATAGTGATTACTTTGGAGAGATTGCGAACTATGGTGATACTGTCAAAATTATTAAAGAGCCAGAAATCACTGTAAAAGAATATGCTCGTGGAGTTAATATTCAACCACAAGACTTAGATGATGAGGATTTTTCCCTTGTTGTCGATAAAGCAAACTATTTTGCTTTTAAAGTAGATGATATTGAAGAAGCACACAGTCATGTAAACTTTGAGTCTTTAGCATCTGATAGAGCAGGCTACAGACTAAGAGACCAACATGACCAAGAAATTCTTGGATATTTATCTGGTTTTAAACAATCATCATTAAACACTGTTGCAGGCACTGCCAATGATACAGTCAATGGTACAAAAGCAGTATCAACTGCAGGTTCTGATGAATTGTTAACAAGCATGAAGCTAAGAAAAGATAGCTTTGGTAACATCACTACAAGTAGTGCAGGTGACCACTCTATTCCATTAGCTCCAAGAATGCCGGGTGCAACAGCACAAGCTACAGCAACTGCTACACCATTGCAAGTCATTGCAAGAATGGGCAGATTGCTAGATACACAGTTTGTTGACTCAGATGGTAGATGGCTTGTTTTACATCCAACTTTCGTTGAAATTTTAAAAGATGAAGATTCAAGACTTTTAAATGCAGACTTTGGCGAGTCAGGCGGATTAAGAGCAGGTCTAGCTATTGGCAGATTACATGGCTTTGATGTGTATATGTCAAATAACTTACCTTCTGTTGGTACAGGACCGGGAACATCAGGTTCAGCTAACCAAAACAATAACTTCGGTGTTATCGTAGCAGGTCATTCTTCATCAGTGGCAACAGCTTCACAGATAACAAAAACAGAGTCTTACAGAGACCCTGATTCATTTGCAGACATCGTAAGAGGTATGCATCTATATGGCAGAAAGATTCTTCGACCAGAAGCAATCGTAACTGCTAAGTATAACGTAGCATAAGGGAGATATAAATGGCAACTTTTGATTTAACCTCAAAAGATACTACTGGTGTATCTTCTGATTCTATCGTGGCTATGCCTTCCATGAAGAATACTAATGTAATGAGAAATATTGAGGCTTACCTTGATATTGATGCATTAGTAGCAGCAGGTGGCAGCTTTTCAGATGGAGACGTATTTCAGGTGTTAGAAATCCCTGCAAATACTTTAGTCCTAAATGCAGGTGCAGAAGTGATGAAAGCATTCACAGGCAGTTGTACTCTTGATATGGACTTTGGTGGTGGTGATGACATTATTGATGGTGCGGATATAACCTCTACAGGTTTTTGTGCAGCAGGAACTAATGGTCAAACTAACACTATTGTAGGAAATGCAGCCTCAACTTATACTCAATTTGTAACTACTACAGATACTATTGATTGTACTATTGCAGGTGCTGCTCCAGCTACAGGCAGACTCAGAGTCTATGCAACTGTTATTGATTTAGCAGGTCATGGACTAGATGATAAGCCAGATGAAGTCGATAGAGACCAGTTAGCATAACTTAAATGGGTGGTGGTTAATTCTACCACCCTACTTTTATATATCATGGCAGAAACTTTCCTTACATTAACCAATAGCGTATTAGCAAGATTAAATGAGGTTCAATTAACCTCATCAAATTTTTCTGCTGCTAGAGGTATACAAGTACAAGCACAGAATGCTATCAACGAAGCCATACGTTATATAAACCAAAAAGAATTTAGTTACCCATTTAATCACGCTACTAACACTAGCACATTGGTTCCGGGTACTTTTAAATATACTGTTCCTACATCAACTAAACACATAGATTATAATACTGCCAGAATAGTTAAAAACACTGATTTAGGAGTAGGAGGTAATAGTTTAACACCTCTCACTTATAATCAATACATATCTGATAACGTAGAACAGGAAGATGAAATAGATACAACCACACTAGATGGTGCATTAACAGATTCAGCTACAACTGTAACAGTAGCAAGTACGTCAGGGTTTGATAGCTCTGGTACATTATTTATTGAAAATGAACAGATAACTTATACAGGCACAACTTCTACTACTTTCACAGGAGCTACTAGAGGTGCTAACAGCACGACAGCAGCAGCTCACGATAGTGGTACACAAGTTGCACAATTTACAGGTGGGGGTATACCCACTCATATAATTAGGACTTTAGATAATAATTATATCCTTTATCCTTTTCCTGATAAAGCTTATACATTAAAGTTTGATTACTTTACTTTTCCCTCTAGTTTATCTGCAAGCACTGATACTACAACTATACCCGATAGATTTGGACCAGTTATAATAGATGGGGCTACAGCTTATGTATATCAATATAGAGGGGAAATAGAACAATATCAATTAAACTTTGCAAGATTTGAACAAGGTATCAAAAATATGCAGACTTTACTTGTCAATAAATATGAGTATGTAAGGTCAACAGTTGTATTAAGACCAGCTACAATGGCTGGATATTTTAGCACAGAAACAACAACATAATGCCAGATTTGTCAAGAGCACAACCTGTATCTTTTAACTGCGAAGGAGGACTGGTTTTAAATCGCTCTACGTTTATGATGCAACCGGGGGAAGCACTTGAGTTAGAAAACTTTGAGCCTGATATTGAGGGTGGTTACAGAAGAATAAATGGATTTAGTAAATACGTAACAGCAGTAGTTCCTCATACTTCTGATGCTTCAGAAAAAATATTAATGGTTGCTACCTTTGCAAGTAAAGTTGTAGCAGCAAGAGGAACAAATATATTTACTGCAGATGCAGGAGGTTCTTCATGGACAACAGTAGATAGTGGAAGAACTAATGCAGGTAAATATAATTTTGAAAGATTTAACTTTGATGGTAATGATAAATTAATTGTTGCAGATGGTACAAATGCACCAACAGTATTTAATACATCATTTAATGCAACAGACGTAGATTCAGCAGGAACTGATGAAGTTAGCACTGCAGTTACAGGTGCAAAATTTGTAACAGCATTTAAAGAACATATGTTCTACGCAGGTATGTCTGGCTCTAAACAAGAGATAATATTTAGTGTGCCTTTTGATGAAGATAACTTTCTTACAGCAAGTGGTGCAGGAAGTATTAAAGTTGATGATACTATAACTGGACTTAAAGTTTTCCGAGAAAATTTATTTATCTTTTGTGAAAACAGAATATTTAAACTGTCAGGAACATCAAGTAGTGATTTTGCTATAACTGCAGTAACAAGAGACATAGGATGTATCAACGGAGATACAATTCAAGAATTTGCAGGTGACTTAATATTCTTAGGTCCTGATGGATTAAGAACAGTTGCAGGTACTGCAAGAATTGGTGACGTTGAATTGGGCACTATAAGTTCTAACGTGCAGAGTTTATTTGATGATAACTTAGATAGTGCGTCAGAATTTGAGTCAGTGGTCATACCTGATAAAACTCAATACAGAGTATTTTTTACAAAGGCTGCTCAAGCACAAGGCTCTACTCAAGGAGTTATATGTGTTTTGAAAGGTGAAAGATTTGAGTTTTCTAAAATGAAAGGCATAAAACCTGCTTCAACAGATACTTTCATAAGTGCAGGAAATGTAATAATTTTACATGGTGATTATGCTAATGGGTTTGTTTATAGACAAGAGTCAGGCAATGACTTTGATGGCACAATAATAAGTGGTAAGTATAGAAGTCCTGATTTAACATTTGGTGATGCAGGTATACGTAAGCATATGCAACGTGTCATTGTAAACTTTGAGCCTGAATCATCAATAGACGCAGATTTATTTTTAAGATATGACTATGAATCTAGAGATGCTGTTCAACCCACAGCTTATGCGTTAGATTCAGAAGATGTTGCAGCGTTGTATGGAACATCTACATACGGAACAAGTTCTAGTTTAAAAGGGACTTATGGTGGAACGTCAAGACCTTTATTTAGACAATCAGTTGAGGGTTCAGGTTTTGCAGTTGCATTAAGAGTAAATGATGGTGGCACTACTGCACCATATTCCTTAAAAGGATTTCAACTAGAATATCAAACAGGAGCTAGAAGATAAATGGGTCAAACATACACTAGACAATCTTCCTACAGTGATGGAGACGTAATAACTGCAGCTCATACCAATGATGAGTTTAATCAGTTATTAGCAGCATTTCAAGCAAGTACAGGGCATACTCACGATGGCACAGCTAACGAAGGTGGTCCTATTACCAAACTACTTGGTACTGCTATTACGATAGGTGATGGTACTGCAGGAACAGATATAGCAGTGACATTTGATGGTGAAACATCAGATGGTGTATTAACATGGAAAGAAGATGAGGATTATTTTGAATTTAGTGATGACATACTTATTGCTTCTACAGAAAAGTTACAATTTAGAGACACAGCAATATACATCAATTCTAGTGCAGACGGACAACTAGATTTAGTAGCAGATACAGAAATACAAATTGCAGCTACTACAGTTGATTTAAATGGTAACTTAGATGTTTCGGGTTCCATTACTTTAGGTGGTACTGCAATTACATCCACTGCAGCAGAATTAAATATTCTAGATGGAGTTACTTCCACTGCATCAGAACTAAACATATTAGATGGAGTAACATCTACTACTTCAGAGTTAAATATTCTTGATGGAGTAACTTCAACTGCAACAGAATTAAATTTAGTTGATGGTTCATCTGCAGGTACTATAGTAAATAGCAAAGCAGTTGTATATGGTTCTAGTGGCGAAGTAAATGCAACGACACTACAAATAGCAGGAACTTCTATTACTTCCACTGCAGCCGAACTTAACATTCTAGATGGAGTAACTGCCACTACATCAGAGTTAAACATTTTAGATGGGGTGACTTCTACTGCAGCAGAGTTAAATATACTTGATGGAGTAACTGCAACAACTGCAGAGTTAAACATTTTAGATGGTGTCACTTCAACTGCATCAGAGTTAAATATTTTAGATGGTGTTACTTCAACCACTGCAGAGTTAAATATACTTGATGGTGTAACTTCTACTACAGGCGAACTTAATTTACTTGATGGGTCAGCTAAATCAACTTCATCTATTACTATTGCTGACAGTGATGCCTTTATTATAATAGATGGTAATACAACCAAACAAATACCTGCTTCTGATTTAACAACATATTTAGCAGCAGGTGATATTACTGGTGTGACTGCAGGTGTAGGGCTTAGTGGAGGTGGTTCCTCAGGTGACGTAACAGTAACATTAGATTTATCAGAACTAAGTGATGTTACCCCTGTAAATGGAGATAAACTTGCTACGTTAGACTCTGATGGTTCAACAGAACAATTAACAACTGTGGCATCTCTTGCCACACTATTTGCAGGTACAGGCTTATCTGCATCTAACTCTGTAATTAGTATTGATGCAGCACAAACAGGTATAACTAGTTTACTTGCAACAGATATTAAAATTGGTGAAGATAACGAAACAAAAATAGACTTTGAAACTGCTGATGAAATACATTTCTATGCAGCCAATGCAGAGCAAGTATTTGTTTCAGATGGAGTCTTTGGACCACAGACAGATAGTGATGTAGACTTAGGTACAACAGGTGTTAGATTTAAAGATGCTTATGTAGATTCTGTAACTGTTACAGGAGATGTTTCTGTAGGTGATGACCTTACAGTAGAGGGTGGATTAATTGACCTTAGGTCTAACAGTGGCTCGGCATCTCAAATTAAATTTTATTGTGAGGTTAGCAATGCTCACGCACAAACATTAACTGCACAAGCTCACTCTGTAGGAGCTTCAAATACTTTGACACTACCTGCAGGTAGTAGCTCAACATTAGTATCAGAATCACATACACAGACACTAACAAATAAAACATTAACTAGTCCGAAGATAAATGAAGATGTAGCAGTAACTGCAAGTGCAACAGAAATAAATCTTTTGGATGGTGTTACTGCAACAACCTCCGAATTAAATATACTTGACGGAGTTACATCTACAGCAGCAGAGTTAAATTTAGTAGATGGTATAACTGCAGGTACAGTATCTGCATCAAAAGCAGTTATAGCAGATTCAAACAAAGATGTAAGTGGTTTTAGAAATGTAAGTATGACAGGTGACTTAACAGTTTCAGGTGATGCTATAGTTATGAATACAAACACTGCAGGTCACTTACTCATTGCAGATGGTACAGATTTTAACCCAAGAGCAGTTGGTGATTTATCAGAAATATCTACAGTTGCAAATGATGATGTATTTTTAGCAGTAGATACTTCAGGTGGTGGTTTAAAGAAAATTACACGAAGCACGATTGTTTCAGGATTAGCAGTATCAGGCACAGGTTTAGATAATATAGTAGAAGATAGTACTCCACAATTAGGTGGTAACCTAGACGTAAATGGTAATAACATTACAGGTTCTACATTAACATTAGATTCTGCAGGAGACATCATACTTGATGCAGATGGTACAGATATAACTTTAAAAGATGGTGGAACAACTTTTGCTAATCTTAAAAACTCTAGTGGTGAGTTAGTAATTCAATCAGGTTCTACACCTACAACTGCTATGACATTTAGTGGTGCTAACGTAACTTTAGCAGGAAACTTAACTGTATCAGGAACAACAACTACAGTAAACTCTACTACTGTAAATTTAAATGACCACAATATTGTATTAGATAGTGGTAACAGTACAAGTGCAGTTGTAAATGGTGCAGGTATAACTATTGAAGGTGGTAGTGGAGATGATGCTACATTTACATATAATACAACAGGTCCTAAGTTTGAATTAAAGTTAGGTTCTAGCCACGAAGATTTACAAGTAGACCAACTCATTGCAGCATCTTTAGATATATCAGGTAACGTAGATGTAGATGGTACTTTAGAAACAGATGCTCTGTCTATCAATGGAACATCAGTTACCTCTACTGCAGCAGAGTTAAACATTTTAGATGGTGTTACTGCGACAGCATCAGAGCTTAATATTATGGATGGGGTTACTGCAACAACTGCAGAACTAAACATTCTTGATGGAGTTACTGCTAGTGCTACAGATATCAACTTAATAGATGGCATTACAAATGGAACTGTAATAGCAAGTAAAGCTATTATAACTGATTCTAATAAAGACATATCAGGTGGTAGAAATATTACAATATCAGGTGAGCTTGACGCAGCTACTCTAGACATTAGTGGTAATGCAGACATAGATGGTACACTTGAAGCAGATGCAATCACAGTAGGTGGTACTGCATTAAATACTGTTATAGCAGGTGTTACTGTATCCAACGCTACAACTGCAGCAGTAGCAACAACAGTTACAATAACAGATAATGAAAGTACAAACGAAGACAACGCAGTTGTATTTACAGCAGGTGGTGACGTAGATGGTGGTAATTTAGGTTTAGAGAGTGATGGTAACTTAACTTACAATCCAAGCACAGGAAGATTAACTGCTACACAGTTAGCAGGTACATTACAAACTGCTGCACAAACAAACATTACATCTTTAGGAACATTAACATCATTAACAGTAGATGACATCACTATTAATGGTAGTACAATATCTGATAGTGGAGATTTAACATTAGACGTTGGTGGAGTTATAAATCTTGATTCTGCTTTTGGTGAAACTAGATTTGAAAGAAGTGGCACAGAGTTTTTTAGAATCCAAGATTCATCAAGCGATGTAATACTTAAACCTATTGTAGATGGCAAAGATATAATTTTTCAACAAAGAGATGGCACTGAAGTAGCAAGAGTTGAAGACAACGGCACATTCAATGTTGTTACAGACAAACTTGCTATAAATGGAACAGCGATTACATCTACTGCTGCAGAGTTAAACAAACTAGATGGGGTAACTTCTACAACTGCTGAATTAAATATCTTAGATGGGGTAACCTCTACTGCTGCAGAACTCAACATTCTCGATGGTGTCACATCTACCACTGCAGAATTAAATATATTAGATGGGGTAACCTCTACTACTGCAGAGTTAAATTTACTTGATGGCTCAACTGCAGGAACAGTTGTAGCGTCAAAAGCAGTTGTAGTAGATTCAAATAAAGATATAGCAAGTTTTAGAAATGTTACATTGACAGGCGAGCTTGATGCAGCTACACTAGATATATCAGGTAATGCAGATATAGATGGAACACTTGAGACAGATGCGTTGTCTATTAATGGTACAACTGTTACTTCTACTGCAGCAGAACTAAACATCCTTGATGGAGTAACTTCTACTGCATCAGAATTAAATATTCTTGATGGTGTTACATCTACAACTGCAGAGTTAAACATACTTGATGGTGTGACATCTACTACAGCGGAATTAAACATCATGGATGGTAATACATCTGCTTCTTCTACAACATTAGTTGATGCAGACAGGCTAGTAACAAACGACAATGGAACAATGAAACAGGTTGCATTATCAGATGTTAAAACATACTTGAATAGTGCAGGCTTTTCAAGTGAAGACCCAACTGCATTAGCTATTGCATTGGGTTAAAAAATAGGATACAATTATGGCAAATACATTTAAGTTAGTAACTAAAGCAGGCGTAACAAGTGCTGATGTTATTTACACAGTAGCAAGTTCTACAACTACAGTTGTTTTAGGAATTATGCTTGGTAATACAACAACAAGTCAAGTTACTGCAACAGTTACAATAGAATCAGATACAAGTAGTAGAGCAGGTGCAAACAATGAAGCAAATCAAACTGTGGAGTTGGTTACAAATGCACCTATACCTGCAGGTTCATCTCTTGAATTATTATCAGGTAATAAAGTTGTAATGGAAACTACTGATGTATTAAAACTAACTGCATCAGGTGCAACTGACATAGCAGTATCAATCATGGAGATTACATAATGGCAATTATAGGTAATCCACTTCCTGCTAACTTTCAAGCTCCACCTTCAGTGGTGAGGTTTAATGGTGACGGAAGTGATACTACATTTGCTTTAGGAAGAACGATAGCTACTGTACAGGATATACTTGTATCTGTAGATGGTGTTGTTCAAGAT